CGCGAGTATCCAGCAGAGCGGGCCGCAAATATAGGGCCGCTGGTCCGGGAACCGGCGTCGAGCCTCCTCCGGCGAAACGACGTCGACGACCTCCGCCGTCGCGACGATCGATGGAACACAGATGAAACACGGATTTCTTTGTCTGCGTTTTATCCGTGTTTCATCCGTGGCCCTCGTCGCTGGTGCCGTTTTCCATTTGCAGCCGGTGCATTTTCCGCTAGCGTGAATTGTATCGGGCTCCCACGGCCACGCCACGGCGGATCGACGGAGCCAGCTTGTGAGGCGACCTACTCTCCACGCCACGGCGGCTGAGGGGTTCGCACGGCCCGGGTTCTCAAGAATTCGGCCACGAATCCATTCTTTCCAGCCATCGGGTTCAGATGCCTGAACCCTGAACCCTGAACCCCATTCCTGCCATGCCCAAACCCGCTCGCATCAAGGTGTTACAAGACAAGAAGGCCGGCCTGCTCAAGGCCGCCAATGAGCTGCTCGACGGCGCCCAGGCCGAGGGCCGCGACGGCAAGCTGAACGAGACCGAGGCCGCCGCCTTCGAGGCCAACAGGGTCGAACGTGCCGCGTTGGACAAGGCCCTGGCCCTGGAGACCGAGCTGCAGGAGGCCGAGCGGTCGATGGTCGTGGCCGCCGATCCGCCTGGCCGGCGCGGCACGCGAGTGGGCAATGCCCGCCCGGCGTGCGCCGACGATCCGCTCAAGGGCTTCAAGACGCCGCGCGAGTTTTTGGCGGCCGTGATGGACGCCGGCGCTCGCGGCTACGCGGGCGGCGACGAGCGGCTGCAATACCTGGCCACCTCCGGCAGCGACGAGGCGGGCGAATACTCGGAGCCCTACGGCGGCTTCCTCGTCCCGGAGGGCTTCGTGGACGAAATGCTCATGGTCACGCCCGAGGCCGATCCGATGGGCGGCCGGGTGACCGAGGTGCCCATGGAATCGCCCGTGGTCGGCATCCCGGCGAGGACCGACAAGAACCACACGACCAGCGTGGCCGGCGGCCTGATCGTTACCCGGCATCCGGAGACAATGGACCTGACCTCCAGCCGAATGCAAATGGAGGCCGTGCGCCTACACGCCACTAGCCTCTTTGGCCTCTCGTTCGCGACCGAGGAAATCCTGACGGACAGCCGGCTCTCCTTCCTCGCGATCTTAGAGAAGGGCTTCCAGCAGCAATTCATTTACCAGCTCATCAACGAGCGGCTCAATGGCACCGGCGCCGGCGAGTTCCTCGGCGTGATGAACAGTCCCTGCCTGATCACCGTGGCCAAGGACAACGCTCAGACGGCGGCCACGATCTCGGGCACCAACGTCCTCAACATGCGGGCGCAGTGCTGGGGTTACGGCGATGCGATCTGGCTGGCGAACCACGACTGCCTGCCGCAGCTCGCCCAGGTCCACATCGACAATGCCAACGGCTTCCCCATCACGCTCTATCACATGAGCGACACCGAGGACGTGCCCGATACGCTGCTGGGGCGGCCGATCAAGTACACGGAGTACTGTCAGACGCTCGGCACCGCCGGCGACCTCGTGCTCGGCAACTGGAGCGAGTACCTGGAGGGCGAATACCAGCCGCTCGATACGGCCGAATCGATCCACGTGCGATTCTTGCAGCACGAGCGGACGTTCAAATTCTGGCTCCGCAACGCGGGCGCGCCGTGGTGGAGGACCGCCCTCACGCCGAAGTATTCCGCCAAGACGCTTTCCCCGTTTGTGACGCTCGCCACCCGCGCCTAAGGGTCCGGGCTCCTGAATCCTGAACGATCGAACCACGAACCCTGAACCCTCAAAAAAAAAGAGTCCCCAATCATGGATCAAAAGAAACCCGGCTCCGCGTGGCCCTCTGGCGGCCCCTCTCCGATGTCCGTCCAGAAGATTTTCGCCCGTGCGGCGATCAATCAGATCGTCAAATCCGCCAACACGGCCAGCGCTTGCCCGAAGTGGGTTGACATGGCCAATTACGATGGCATCGCCATCGTGGCGGCCGCGGCAGCCCTGACGGGCACCGGCCTGAGCCAGTTCAACATCGTGGCCAGCGACAGCCCGACCGGCGCCACGAATGTGACGCTCATCAAGCAGCACGCCCTGGCGAACGGCTGCGCGCACGTAGGCGACCAGGTGTGCCTAGAATTGATCGCCGAGGAACTCCGTGCGGCGGGCACGGCCGTGGGCGCGAATCTGCGCTACGTCTCTGCCCAAGTGACGCAGAACAACGCGGGCGACGTGGTGGTCTTGACGTACATTCAGACCCCGGCCCGCTTCCCGCAGCTCAATCTGACGACGGACTATACGAGCTGATCGAAAGGACGAAGGAAGGACGAAGCTCGAAATTCTTCGTGCAAGGCCACGGATGAAACACAGATGAAACACAGATTTCCGCATCCGTGTTTCATCCGTGTTTCATCTGTGGCTTCCATCTTTCGTCATTGAGATTTCCTTGCGGCGTTCCGCCGCCGTCATTTTGATTTCATCATTCATTTGCTGCGCCATGTTCACCAGCGCCTACAAACTCCTGGTCCCGCCAGACGGGGAGCCGGTCGCTTACGCCGACTGCGTCCCGCAGCTTCGCGTGGTCGACCCGAATGATCAGGCCTATGTGACGGCGCTCATTACCAAGGCCAGGCGCGAGGTCGAACGGCGGCTGGAACGGCAGCTTATGACGGCCACTTGGCGCGTGACCTACGACGCCTTCCCCAACGAGATCCAGCTCGGCAAGCCGCCGATCCAATCGGTCCTCCAGATTCAGTACATCGACATGTCGGGGAATTTGGAGATCCTCGATCCAAGCTGGTACCAGGTCTCGATCCGCGGCGAGGATACCCCGGCCCGCATCATGCCGGCCTATGCGCATTTCTGGCCGTTCACCCGGGCCCAAACGTACGACACGGTGATGGTGGATTTCGTGGCCGGCTACGGCGACGACCCGGTCGATGTGCCGGCGACGATCCAGCACGCGATTTTGTTCCTGGTGGCCCACTGGTTCGAGAACCGGCTGCCGCTGGAGTCCGAGGCGCGCCAGCAAGTCCCCGAGACACTCGATGCGATCATCGGGCAGGAGAGCTGGGGGGCGTATAGCTGATGCCGGACACTGTATCGATCAGTCTTGACGGCGATCGCGAGCTGATGCAGCTCTTCGAGGAGCTGCCGAGGCGGCTGGCCAACAAGGTATTGGTGCAGGCGGTGAGCGCCGCAGCCGCGCCGATCCGCGACGATATGCGCAATAGCGCGCCGAAGGAGAGCGGTCTGCTCGCTAAATCGATTAAGATTCGCAGCCGCAAGTACAAGGGCGGCGATATGCGGATGGCCGTGATCGGCCCAAGCCGCGGAATGAAGAGCCCCGTGATCATTCAGAGAACGGGGAAAAATCTCGGGCATATCCGCGCGAGCAAAGCGAAAGGCGCTTTCGAGCGAACATGGCTCGACAAGGGTAATGCGATCATGCGCGACCCGGCCAAGTACGCCCACTTGGTCACCGGCGGCCGGCGGGGCTTGCACGCCAAAGAAAAGAAAGTCATGTGGTCTGCGCTGCGCAACGTGTTCTTTCCCAAGGGCGTCCGCGCCGTCGCGGGGAGGCCGTTCATTCAGCGCGCCATGGCGCGGCGGCGGGCGCAAGCATTGGAGATTCTGCGAGCGAAGCTGGGCGAAGGAATCACCCGCGAGGCCGCCGCACTGGCAAAGAAATGATCGGTAGATGGGAATCAAGTGGACCAATCCCGGACGAATGCGGCATTGGCTGACCATCGAGCAGCCCAGCGCCCAAGATCCGGATGCCTACGGCGAGATCATCGACGTCTGGCAGTCCGTGGCCACGGTCCAGGCGGAGATCTGGCCGTTATCGGCCCGGCAGTATTTCGCCGCGCGCGAGGTCCAATCCTCCGCCACGCACCGCATCCGCTGTCACTATCTCTCGGGCGTTGACACGTCGATGCGCGGGAACCTCGGCGACGGCGCGGAGTACTACTACTTCGAGAGCGTGGTGAACGTCGGTCACTGGAACCGCGAGCTGGAGATCCTCGGGGTGGAAAAGGTCCCCACGGCGACGCCACCGGCCGGACTCTACCCCACCGGCATCGCGCCCCTGCTGATAACGAAGCTGGTCAATGACGCAAACGTGGGCGCGATCGTCGGCACGCGCGTGCGGCCGATCAAGCTTCACCGGCTCGACGTGTACCCGGCCATCGTGTACCGGATCACGAATGCGGCGCCGCTCAACACTTCCGGCGGCGAGGACCCGTCCGGGACGGAGACGGCCCGCGTCGAGGTCACCTGCATTGGCCGGAGCTACGCCGATGCGAAGGGCCTCGCTCGGGCCGTGCGGAGCTGCATCTCGGGCTGGCGGGATGAGACGCTCTCGCCGGCGATCTCCATGTGTCACCTCGATCCCGAGGCCGACAACGACATCGACCTGGAGCCCTCGCAGGATGCGGGGTTTTACCCGGTGGTGCAGGAGTACCTGATCGACTTCGCGCCGAACGTGGAAGCGAATGACGAAAACCAAATGATGAAAGGAGCCTCGCATGGGCGCAAATAAAGGTTTCAACGGCACCACCCTGAGCTGGAACTCGGTCAGCCTGACGAACGAAATGCTCTCGGTCACCGTCTCGCAAAAAAAGGCCAAGGTCAAGCTTCCGCCCGATTCGGCCGGCCAGCCGTGGACCTACGTCCAGGGAGCGCCGGATCTGGAGATCAGCGTCGAGGTAGCCGGCGGCGCGAGCCTGACCGACGATGGGCTGGCGCATCAACTGACGCTGGCCTGGAATGACGGCACGTCGCTGGGCACGTACACTAACGCCCGCCTCTTCGATACGGACGTGAAAGGGTCGCTCGACAATCCGATTTCCACCACGTTCAAATTCGCGCCGGGCCCGGCCGGAGCGAGCTGATATGGCCCCCCACCACGCCGGCAACCTGAATCCGGTCTACGCCACGGCCGAGACGTGCAGCTCCCAGCGGCGCAACTGCCGCTGGGTGCTCGGCGTGCTCTGCGCGCTGGTGGTTGCCATCGTGGCACAGGCCTGGCGGGCCTGGGACGTGGCCGCGGCCGCGACCGTGCGATCCGCCGAAGCGGAGGCCCACACGGGCACAATAGAGAACGATATTAAGTGGATCAAGAATGCGCTCACGCGCATCGAGAGGCGGCTCGACGAACGAACGGCCCGCGCGAACGAGCAGCCCATAACCGCCCTGGAGCCACCGTGAACGATCCCTGGATCTACCGCATGATTGTCGGCGGCCTGGTGGCCGCGATCCTGGCCGTGATCATCGGCAGCCTGATCCTGCGCGCCAGCGGAGTGGAGGCGCCGGCGGACCTGGCGGAGCTGGCCAAGATGTCACTGGTTTTTCTCGGCGGCCTGCTGGCTCCGTCTCCGCTCTCCAAATCTGCGTAATCTACGAAATCTGCGGATAGAAAACAATGTCTGATCTGCTCTCCCTCGACGATCTGCTTTCAATCAAGGATTCTCTCGTCGTCTCGATTGATGTACCCGAGTGGGGCCGCAAGGTCTACCTTGCTCGCCCCACCGGCGCCCGGCGTGGGGCCTTCGACCGGGCGCTGCCGAAGGACGAAGAGGATGAGGCCAAGGTCGATACGCGGCACTGGCGGGCCCGGACGGTGGCTCTCTGCCTGGCAACGCCCGAGGGCGCGTTTCTTGTCGAAGATCCGGCCGATGCGATCCAAGTCGGCGAACAGCTCGACGCGGGCAAATCGGCCGGCGCGATCGCGCGGCTGTTCGAACAGGCCAAACGATTGGCGGGGATGGAGCTCGAGGAGGAAGCAGAAAAAAACTGAGGTCCCAGCCGGGGCTCCTCTTCGAGTTCCGGCTGGCTGAGCATCTCAGCAAGACCCGCGCCGAGCTGCTCTCCGGGCGCAGCGGCCCGCTCGATGCCGTCGAGGCCCTGTACTGGCGAGCCAAAGAGCGGATTGACGGGCCTCTCGGGGCCGCGGGCGACAACTGGCGGAAATCGGGAATGCCTTCGCTGGGCAAGCCGCGCGGGCAAAGCAAGGAACAAGCGCTGGAGGCCGCGCGGGCGGCCTCGGCCTTATGGAACGGAAAGTAACCGGGAGAGCTTATGCAAACGAAAGCCGAAGCCATGCTCGCTGCCGAGCTCGCCCAGGGTGCCTGGCGGGATTCCATCCGTACTATGATCGCCGGACAGTTTGACGGCGTGCGCGACGTGCGCTACGTCCATACGGCCGAGCTGGCGATGGACACGATGACCCTGATCCCGCAGCTCCCGCCCGACATCGATGCCGTGGTAGGCATCTCCCGGTCCGGGCTGATCCCGGCCGCGATCCTGGCCGTCCACCTCCACGTGCCGCTGTGGGCCGCGGATCGCAACGGCGTGCGGAACTGCGGCCATGGCCACCGGCTGGACAACGGCCGCGCGGCGAGTCATGCCTTGCTGGTCGACGACACCACCATGTTCGGCGGCGCGATGCACGCCATCAAGCCGCGGGTCCAGGCCGCCATGCGCTGCCGGCTGACCACGGCGGCGGTCTACCCGTCGCCGGCGACGGTGGATAGCGTGGACTTTTTCTGCCGCATTCTCCCGCCGCCGCATTTGCTGGAATGGAACCTCTTCAACACGGGCTTCACGCCGTGCATGGTGACCGATATGGACGGCGTGCTCTGTGAGGATTGTCCGCCTGGCTGCGATGACGACGGCCCTCTCTACGCCGAGTTCTTGCGCACCGCGCGCCCCTTCCA